GAAATGTTTTCACACTTCCTGAACTTTGTTCACAGATCTATGATATGCTGCTATTTGTTGAATAATTTGCAAAAATTACACTACCAGATTCAGGCAGTGACCCAGTAGTAAAGTACATATTTGATCCCGTTACTGAGTAATCTTGATATCCTGCGCTGGTAATGGACGTAGCAGGTGCTTGGAAAATACCGTTAACGAAAACAGAGACATTCCCTACATTGTCGGGTTGATAATTGAATGTAAATTTTGTATTTGAACCATTGCTCATTCCAAGATATTCACTAAATACACAGCTCGGCGCAGCTACTGTAATTGCACCTCCAGAAGCAGAGCTAACAGTTACAGCCCCTGACTGCTCTATAAAGCTCTTCCCGTCATGAAGTCTTGTAAGAGATCCAGATATTCCTAGTTCAAAGTATCCTTTATTTGTATATTCTCCGATATAGACATATGCGTCAATATATCTTGGATTTGTAGACTGATCTCCTGTTCCTGCTGGGTCTTGTTGAAAAAATATACCATTAAAATAATCTAAACTCCAGTCCCTAGCGTCTAATACAGCAATCTGCGTCTCTCCGCTACCTGTATGATATACCTTTGCTTCATAGTCTGAATCGAAGCTTGGCGGAATTAGCTGTAATGAACCTGTCGTTAGATATATCTCTCTTCCATTAGTAAAAGGATCTACTCCTTTTTTTGGATTCTTAGAGTGAGTAACATAGTCATCTGGTAGCTTTAAAGAGAATCCATGCCTTCCGCTTGATGTATCTGTTCCAGCTATAAACGATGCAGACAGCCTTAAAAATTCTGCAACTGCAAATCCAGAAGAGCTTGAAAGTATATGATATTTTGATGCAGACCCTGTATGAGAAGGAATGGACTGAGCAAATATTGTATTTGTCGATACAGTTAATCCAGATGAAAGTGATTCATTTGCAACATCTTTATCATTTGAAGTGTGCGCTTTTCCAACTAGCTTTTTTATTGATATTAAAGTTTTTGAGGTATCAGATAAAGCCATTTTTACACCCTACGACCACGACACTGTTATCTGGCTAACATATCCTGTAAATGAAGCATCAGCCTCTACTCGAATAGTAATATATTCATCATCTGCAACGAACTGCGTTCCAAATGTTACTGTGTTTGTTGCATTAAGAGAGGAATCAAGTGATCCTTCAAGACATCCGTTATTATCTCCAACTTGACCTGTTGAAAATGCTTCAGCAAGATCCATCCACCCAGTCGACTGGCTGCCTCCGGTTGTGGGTAGTTTTACAAAAACTCTTATTCTAGATGCATTAAGTGCAGTGTCACTAGATACTATAGTCCCTGAGCCGTTAATTGCTAGAGAGAATCCTGTCTTTGACCCTCCTGAATTGTTTTGAAAATATCTGTAGAATGTTCTCAGCCCACTAGAAATGCCGCTGTAATTAACATTATCAGAGGGTCCATTTGATATTCCTCCAAAATTGCTACTATTTGCACCCTGCTTAGGTGCGTAAAGTCTTTGATTATAAAACATTAATCCGTTTGCATGTGCTCCTGACCCAGACATGTGGATAGATCCATCCCATGTATTGTCGGAATGTGTTATACTAGCTTGATTTGCATATGTTCCAGATATTATTCTGTAATTTTCTCTTCTAAATGTTTCCTGCAAGACTGTTGAACTATTTGAATATGCCCACATTAAGATCCCAGATATTGACTGAGATCCTCCGCCAGAGATATTTGACTTAAGCGGGTGAGATACATTGACAGATGCAGAAATTGATCCGTTTAAAAGAGCGCTCGCACTAATTGTTGCGCTTCCAGTCAAGTGTAGTATTTTATCCTCATCATTTCCAGCAGAAGGCATTGACTGATTTGATATCGTGCAATTTGTCTCGGTAAATGTTATATTTGATGTTGTATACACATTCTTGTACGCATTTGTCACTCTAACTCTATACTGAGCTGATCCTGCTGTATGATACCTAACACCAGATATCCTTAGATCACCTGTCATTGATAGTGTGTCAAATGCAGCTCCAGCAGCAGCAAGAGCATTACTATCAGCATCATTAATCCACTCAACATAATTTGTTGTGACATCTCCGCTGTCTAGAGAGTGAACAACGCGTGCGTAATTCCATCCTGATCGCTGATCACTTGCAGCAATTGAATATCTTCCAGTCCTATGCTGAAACAAATCTAATTCTGTTCCGTCGCTAAATACAGCACTGCCGGTTGCACTTAGATTTGTAAAGCCAGATCCGTTTGAATTAACTGAAGATCCTGTTCCGCTTCCTGGCACACCTGCTCCTACGTGACCACCTCCATCGCTGCCTGTGATCACAACACTGTGAACCAAAGAGCCATTTACATATAGCTTAAGTGTTCCTGAGTCTGCGTCACCGAAGGAATTTGCAACATAGTTTGTTTGATTACTAGCATGTGTATCAGCACTGACATCTTCGTTTAGATCACCAGTGACTGCTGTTGAACCTCCTAGAAGCCCAATTCTTACATTGTTTCCGCTTGTTGTTGAACTATATGTTCCATCAACATCTACAGCGCTAAAGCCTGCAGTTGTATTAGAGTTTGTGTACCCTGATACAGAATTGGATGAACCAAATGACAGTTTTCCTGACGCACCTGAATTGTTATTATCTACATCATCAAGAGATGGTGCAGGGCTTGGAGATAGAGCCTTTAATATCTCATTGAATCTATCTACAGCAGTTCCAACGTGTGTGCTATTAGTAAAATCAGTAAACAATCCATCAGTGTATGCGCCATCTTCAGCAGGCCCAATCGTCCCAGTTCCGTATATCGTTCCTGACACCATAAGATGTCCAGTTGCAACCTCATCAACTTCTACTACTTGCTTCTCTGCATATAGTGTTCCGCTAATGACTACATCTCCTCCGAATAAAGCTGTCCCTCTCTTCAGGGTCTTATGTGAATCAATTGCCCCAGAAACAAATAAAAATACATTAGATCCTGGAGATTCAGCATTTGGATTACTCCCATGAAAGTGAATCTGGCCCTTTGATAAAAACTTAAGTCTTCTGTCTGTAGTTGTATTAGAGCCGGTTAAAAAGATCTTTCCAGCTGATGACCCACCAAGATCAATTAGTCGGATGAGACCATCATCTGATCCAATTTTTACCTCGTCTCTTGCAAAGATCTTAACACTTCCAGAAGGATTTTTTAGATCAGTTGTTCCACCGTCTGAGGTGATAAATTCTACCTCGCCTCCGAGCTTAAGGGGAGAGCCTCCATAAAGAGTTCCACTGATTGTAACATCTCCGCCGAAGACAGCAACTCCTGCATTTGTTGTGTCCTTAGAGTCTACGGCACCACTTACAAAGACAGCTACATCTTTACCTAGAAGAATGCTCTTTGCTATTCCTGAAGATGCTGTGTGATATAGAATGTTAGAGGGTGAAAATCCACCTGTTCCGTCTGATATCTGAAGTATTCCGACGGAGCCCGAGGACTCAGTAACTCTAATGGCTGTCATTTTTACCTCAAGCTGCTATCAAAAAAGATCACAGACGTTTCATAAAAGTACTGTCTCTGTGATCCATTGTTAAAAAAGCTTATTGTTTCTTCTCAGCTCTTCTATCTTGATAGTCAGACCTAATAGTCTTAATTGGAACAGGCTCACCATCTCCGTCTATTCTAACAAAAACCATGTCAACAGAGACAACATTTCTCTGAGAGCCGTTATATACACTGTGCCTTCTAGCTTCTAGTCTAATTGTAATTGATGAAGTTCCAATTCTTATGACGTCTGCGTATATTTTAATAATCTGTCCAGCTCTAACAGGCTTCTGAAAGACTACTTCTGAAATTGACTTAGTAACCATCTTGGGTGTTCCGCACACCTGCGCTGTGAAGGCAGCACCGGCTTCATCAAGCCAAGAGAGCATTACACCTCCGAACAGGTTTCCATGCATACCCAGATTTTGTGTCTTACAAATATGTGTTGATACAAGTTCCACTTTTATTTCTCATAAAACTATAAGCAATACATAGGCGACTGTCTTACGATTTGAAGATTTGATTCTAAATCAAGACCGGCACAGTCAATCTTTCTCTTTGTTAGATGGTAGTGGTGAATAAATCCTTCAAATTTTCCCTTAGAGGCTTCTGCGGACACACCGGTCAGCATCTCACCGTCTCTCGTAGGGCATACTAGTGGGATTCCGTATCCGATGTGGATTGCTTTCCATAGTGCTCTGGCTGCCTCAATCTGTATTGGATAAAATCCGAGATGAGGCTTATGCTTATTCCCATGGGTCCATGAATTCTCCAGAACTGGTCTAGCTCCCAGGCCATTTTTTTCATACCAGCTCTGATATTTTGTATAATATGCATTTGATATCTCCACACCGATAGACTTTTGATTCCACTTTTGGCCACCTGCGTGCCATGCGCCGTGCTGAGTGTCCAGCAACTGATAAATTGTTCCATCATTGTCTATGCAAAAGTGAACAGAAGCTCCCCTTCTCTTTAGTACATTTGCACAAGATTCTGAAGATAGGCACACATCCCAGTGATTGACAAAGAATGTCGGCTTTCTTTCTGGCTTTCCTGAGTAGTCATAGTAATTTCCACTCTTTGTACCTAGCCCACCGTGCTCATCCCACAGGACAACCTTTTTCCACTCAATTGGTTTAAACTTTCCATTGTGAACAATCCATCTATTAGAGTCAAATCTTCTATTGGCGGGCTTGAATGTAGATATTTTTGATTCTCTCTCTGTCCATAGTCTTCTATAGGTAGTCGGACCAACAAGCCCATCGGCTGTTAATCCATTTTCTCTCTGCCATTTTCTAACTGCCGATGTCAGAGTATCATCAAAGTATTCACACCCAAACCAGCTCGGGTCCCATCCAAGATTTGATGCAGATGATTTATTATAAAATACCTTATCCATAATTCACTCAAAATCTATGTCAACAGAGACGTTAATATTAACCTTGGGGACCCTTAGCTGGTTTGCCATCCCGTGCTTTTTAGCCTCAGCAGCATCTAGAAACCAATCTGCATGACCTTTCTTGTGGACAATTTTAATAAAATAGTCATCTTTCTTTCTACAATTACGTGCCATCATAGTGTAGACTTTTTGATTTAACCTGTCTGTCTCTTCAGCACTAACTTTAACTTCCTCAACTTTTCCCCATGCCATGCTTGAGACGTCGTGAATCATGACAGTGGCATCGGGATCCATAAATCTCATTCCTTGCTCTCCAAAGGAGAAAAGAATAGCACCGCAGGACATTGCCTTTCCCTCAACGATTGTTGCAACAGGAAGTTCTGAGTGATTTATAGCGCTTATCATAGACATTAGAGAATAGACCTGCCCACCGTATGAGTCAATAATCACAGGAATGACTTTCTGACCTGTATTGTGTGCTTGAGCTACTTGCTGCTGAAATTCTTTTGCAGACTTTTCATCAAACTTATTTACAGTAATAATTACTGGATTTTTTCTTAACTCCACTTCTTTAATAAGCGGAGATATCTTGGTTGTCCATTTCATTTTATTATTCCTCTAAGAGCACTTTGACCAGCCGCAAGACATGCACGTTACACAGCCCTCCTGGTATCTTAATGAATCTGTTGCATCGCAGCCTTCGCAGACATTTTTTCCTGGAGATGTTCCGTCTTGGATGTATGTTTTTAAGACTCTTGCAATTACTCTAGAAAATGAGAACATGTCCATCTCTCTATCTTTTTGAAGCTGTTCGACAACATAGTTAATTGGTGCTCCGTGTCTGAGTGCTAATGAAATTGTTCTTGTAAATCCTGCGTGATTTGGATTATCGAATACATCTACGATATCTTTTATAAGAATCTCATCTCCATTTCCACCAATTCTAAGGTCATATCTAGAATTCTTTGTCTTATAGTGATGCTTGATAATAGTTCCCTTTCTATACTTTTTAGGGATCTCTATATACTTCTGGAGGCCTCCCATGACTTCGTAAGGCCTTCCACCCAATATGCCAACAAGAATGGTCCACGCCTCACCCTTGATTGTTGCATGATGAATTGAGCACTCAAGTTCTTCTGGCCTCTCTGGAGCTTCATGAGACTCAAAAGCACCTGCACTACCTTTGTCATCAGAAGAAATTAGAACACCAGTTCTACATCCGTCTCTGTATACAGTTACTCCCTTGCAACCCATTTCCCAGCCAGCTTCATAGATTTTCTTAACTTCTTCAACAGACACATCACTGGGAAGGTTTATAGTTGAAGATATTCCATGATCAATCCATCTTTGAGCAGCAGCCTGTAACTTTACTCTCGACTCCCAGTCAATTTGATTTGCAGTTGACATATGATATGGAGAGTCTTCAATCTCTGTGAGGCCGGTCTCATTCATCCAATTTTTAAATCCGTGATGATATACATCATATTCTTTCCATGAATCTCCAAGATCATCTATGAAATCTGCTTCAACGTCTTCTGATATCTGACTTATCTTTCTTCTTCTGGTGTACTTCAACATAAATGCAGGTTCAATTCCACTGGTAGTTTGTGTTAGGGTTGAAACTGATCCTGCTGGAGCAGTTGTTAGAATTGAAATATTTCTTCTTCCCACATTTCTGCTCATATCTCTAGTCTTTGTACATGCTGACCAGATTCTCTCTAAGAAAGGGTGGCCCTCTTCTCTAGCATGACTATGCACTGGAAAAGCACCTCTTTCTGAAGCCATTATGCAAGAAGATCTATACGCGTATACGGCAAGTGTTTTGTATATTTTTTCAACTACGTCTATTGATTTTTCACTTCCGTATCTTATACCAAGCGCTGCAAGTGTGTCTCCAATAGCTGTTACACCCAAACCTGTTCTTCTACCGTTTAAAGCCTTTTCTCTAATTGATTCCCAAAGATCTCTCTCTATCTTTTTTACATTTTTAGATTCTGGATCTCTTTTAATCTTCCTTAAAATCTTATCTATCTGTTCGACTTCAAGATCTATCATATCGTCCATTAGTCTTTGAGCATTAATTGTGCAATTCCCAAATTTTTCAAAATCAAATGATGCAGACTCTGTAAAGGGATCATCAACAAAAGAAATAAGATTGACAAGCATAAGCCTGCAGGAGTCATAAGGTGCAAGAGGCAGCTCAGAGCATGGATTTGTAGATGTTGTTCCGTAGCCCTCTTCTTCATAAACATCTGCCGGAGAGTTTCTAATCACTGAATCCCAAAAAATTAAACCCGGCTCCGCTGAATCATGAGCTGCATCCACAATTTCATCCCAAACTTCTCTTGCATCAACCCATTTTTCAACAATATGGTCTGCATCTTTTTCAACAGGAAATCTTAAGTGAAAATCTTCTCCATTCTTAACTGCATTTAGGAATTCATCAGAAAGTCTAATTGATATATTAGCTCCAGTAACTTTCTTTCTATCTCTTTTAATGTTGATATAATCTTTAATTTGTGGGTGGTGAACAGAGATTGTTAGCATTAGAGCGCCTCTTCTTCCACCTTGAGCAACCTCTCTAGTAGAATTAGAGAATCTTTCCATAAAGACTTCTATTCCATCAGTTGTTCTTGCTGCATTTCCTGTTGGAAGGCCTTTTGGCCTAAGTGTTGACATATCAAATCCAACACCGCCCCTGCGCTTTGCTATCTGGACAAGCTCTTGATCTGACTTTAATATTCCCCCATAGGAATCCCTAGGCGACTCAATAACAAAGCAGTTTGAAATTGACTGAATTTGATTATTATTTCCAATTCCAGCCATTGGTGATCCCTGGGGTACAATATATTTAAAATCTTTAAAGAGATTATAGACCTCTTCCTCAGACAGAGGGTTGGGATATTTTGATTCAATTCTAGAAAACTCTCTTGCAAGCCTTCTATGCATATCGTCTGGAGTCTTTTCATGATAGTCACCAGACTTATCACAAAGAGCATACTTTGTAGCAAATACAGATGCAGCTAAGTCATCGCCATCAAAATACTCTGTAGAAGATTTAATAACATCTTCAAGTTTGTACATTCTAATTTCTCCAAGATTTTTAAAATTACTGTAGACTAACTAGCACTGTTAATCTCCTTCCACTTATTCTTTAAAAGAGTCTTCATATCATTGTTATCTGATCGGAGAGCTTCGCTTAGTGTCATCTCATCATCACTGTCGACAACAAGGATTTTTGATCTAGCTGTATCCATTCTCATGGGGAATAAAATTCCATCTCTTCCGGCTCTATTTTTTGCAATAAATATTCTACCAAGTCCGCTTGATTTTTCAGTGGGCTTTCTAGAAAGTGAAATAACAACATCTGCAACCATAGCCTTTCCGTATGCCTCTGACATGTTCTCAAGACCTACGATATCTGAATTTGCAGAATCTCTATTTGCCTGAGAAGCTGTCCAGACGGGAATGTTCATGTCCATTGCCAGATTTCTTAATTCTTCATATATCAACTTAAGCTCATGTCGAAGAGAGTCATACTTTCTTGAAGATCTCATAATATCAGCATAGTCAATTACTATTAAGCTTGGTGCAAATCCTTTTAATGATAGCTTTTCTAAATGATTTCTAATCATCATTACTGTGGCAGATCCTGTAGGATATTCTTTAATAATTAGTCTACCGAGGTCTATTTCTTCGTATTTTTTAAGAACCTCATCCTTTCTATCTATAACTTCGTTGCTTGGAATGTTACAAAAATTAGAATCATATCTTAGGCCCACAGCTGTCTCAGAAAGCTCAAAAGTATAGTGAACTACATTCTTCCCCCTTCTAAGGGCTTCAGCACCCACGCTAACAAGAAAATGGCTCTTTCCAACTCCTGTGTTGGCAGTCACAACTCCAATCTCTCCTCGACCCAGACCGCCGTTCAGTATGTCTTTCTTATCAAGCTGAGGAATTCCCGTAGGACATGCACGCCTGCTAATGTGAACAAATCTAGCTTCTGCATCTTCCATGAAATCATGCCCAATTGAAGCTGGCATTCCCACAGATAGTGCATGTCTCATAAGACCCATCACCGACTCAAGTTTGCCATCTGAAATTCTTTCAACTGCCTCTTCAAGCGCTTCTTTCATTGCCTGCTGTTTGCAGAAATCAAGTGTCTTTTCTTTGACAAACTTAAGATCACCTACATCAGGGTTCATTCTAATTCTATGTAAGAATTCAACTATTTGATCTCTAAGAATTACATCCTTTCCCTCTCTTAGGTCATCACGAACTATAGTGATTAGAAGTGGGAGTGTAGGGAAGTCCTTATACTTGAGATAATAAGAAAAGTATTTGTCTGAGAGATATCTCAGATACTTTAAGTCAAAGTATGTCGGAGTCATAACCTCAGACATCTGTGTAGACCAATTTTTGTCAGTGATCAAGCACTGAAAGATCTTCTCCTGAAAGGATTTGCCATATTGCTTAAAGTGTGCAAGTCCTTCAGAAGCATACTCATTTATCATTACTACGTTTTCCAATGTTCCTCATTGATAGAAAAAGGTGATCGACATCAAGATTTTGAATTCCATTTTTTATCATCATCCTGATTAGTGATATTTTATTTGGTAAAGGGCTAAAAGTATCAATTGAACTTTCAATCTTTTTAATTTGAGTTGCCGATATGTTTGAAGTATCTAGATAAGTTAATTTCCAGTTCATTCTAATTAGGTTCTCACTGACAGCTATTTCTTTAAAAATCTTGGGTGACTTCTTGTCTTTAGCTCTCTCTCTAGCCTCAGAAATTATGTCAAGTATTGTACAGTCATCCTCTGTAGATAGCATTGGGAATCTTTTTGAAATAGTCTTAAATCCTGCACCCTTTACTCCCTTAATGTTATCAGATGGGTCACCACACATACACTTTGCAAGACAGAAATTTGTTGGACTTATTCCAAATTTTTCTATAACTTCTTTTTTATTGACAAACTTCTTCCAAGTGGGTGAGTAAATAACTGTCCTATTATCTAAAAGTTGATAATAATCTCTATCAGAGGAGATAATGACCTTTTTATCTTCTCTAAATTTATATCTAGAGAGATACCCTATTACATCATCTGCTTCGCAGCTATCAACATAGACCTGAATTACTGGGAGCTTTTTTAGTGAAGATATTAAAAAAGAAATTTGATCATTCCTGTTCTCAATTGTATTTGGAATATCGTCGCTTTCATAAAATCTATTCAGCTTCTGCGGTCTTCGGCTCATCTTGTATGTGGGAAGGATATCTCTACGCTTCTTAGATCCGCCTCCCTCCCATACTACGACAACTTCTCTTGGAGACATTTCAAGACATATTTTCTTTAACCCATTTAGAAATCCCACTATTCCGCCAACATGATAGCCTTGTTCACTCATTGCAGGGTGTGCTACATAGTGGCGCATAAAAAGGTTAAATGCATCAACTAAAACTATTGGTCTTATCTTGCTCAATTAAAATCTCACTCAATCTCAAGAGCAATTGATCTTACTTCCTCGTACGAATCGATATCAACATCAGGATCTTCATTAAACTTTTTAACCATTGCTGCCTCTAGAAGATCATCAATATATTTTGAATACTCTGGATTGTTCATTATCTCATCAAACTTTGGTTTATGAAATTTCTTCTCAATTAGCTGTTCACCAGTATCGATATTAATTACTGTAAAGCACTTCCATGAGCCGGTTCCAGAGACTGTAATTTGTTTACCATTAATGACTGCAGGCCCATGCTTTCTGAGCAGGTCGAATACCTGTTCGTGCTCTTTTATCCCTACACCAAAATGTATTTCAAAGTTAATCTTTCTAAATGGAGGTGCAACTTTATTCTTAATGGTCTTTGCTGAGACATGTATTCCGATTACGTCTTCTCCGTCCTTTATTTGCTGACCCGCGCCCAGCTTTATCCTAGTTGAAGAATGAAATGGAATTGCTTTTCCGCCCGGAGTGGTATCAGGATCACCGTACATAACACCAATCTTAGTTCGAATCTGGTTGAGAATTACAAACAAGACATTCTGATTTGCTATGACACCTGTGATCTTTCTCATACCCTTAGAGATAGCCCGGGCTTGAAGCCCTATGGATTCTTTATCATAGTCTCCGAGTAGCTCTGCCTTTGGAGAAGACGCCGCAACAGAGTCCCAGACAATGGTTACAGGTATATCTTTGTCCATTGCCTTTGCCTTCATAATTGTTGCCTCTGCGATTGATAGAACTTCTTCTGTGCAGTGTGTATCAACGTAGACAAATCTCTTAGATACGTCGACCCCAAGCATGCCCAGATTCTCAACAGAAGTTGCGTTCTCAGTATCAATATAGACTACAATGCCACCCATGTTCTGGGTTGTTCTTGCAATTTGTGTCGCTATGTGAGACTTTCCAATTGATGGTGGCCCAAATATCTCTACAATTCTGCCCTCTGGAAGACCCCCGTTTTTTCTGTTTGAGCAGATATAGTCAAGAAGCTTTGATCCTGTACTAATCCACCGATTAACATGAGTGGGAGATTCATCTTGACTTAAATTATATGCAACTCTGCTTCCATGTTCTTTATTAAGAGATTTAATTAGCTCACTAGTAAAATCATTCTTTTTTGGCAAATTACACTCCTGATGTGTATAAATGGGTGAGGGATATATTCTCCCTCACCCAGTATTGTATTATTCCATCAAGTCTGCAAAAGCATCGTCTAGAGACTTATAGCCTGTTCCCTCCTTGGAGGATTCAGTGCTGGCTGTAGTGGTAGATGAACCACCCATAGAAGTTCCCATAGAGTCATCATCCATATCAGAGTTTAGCCAGTCATTGATGATCTTGCTAAGCTCATCGTACGACTTACACTCATACATCTTTGACGGGTCTGTAATGTCAGACATCCACTCAGTTGCTTGAGACTTGTTTGTTGAAAGAGCTGTCTCCTTTCCTCGAGGCCTAACAGTTGTAGTTGCCCACTTTCTTCCTGCCTCTCGAGTGCAAGTAACCTTGACATCCCTTCCCTCGAGTGGGTCTGTAATATCCCCATAGTCCTCATCAAGCATGATGTTAAGTAGAGACTGGTATACCATCTTTCCAAAACCCCAGATCTGGACGCCCTTGTCCTCCTCACCCCTCACGATGATTGGTGCGTAGACACGCATCTTTGGATATAGCTTCTTTGCAAGCTCATATGACTCTCGAGCATCATCTCCTCTAAGTTTTGTGATCAGCTCCTGAATCGGATCTGGGTCACCAAACTGATATGGTGCTAAAAGACCTGGATTATTACCGATATTATAGTAAAACCAGAGCTCCTTGAAAGGCTGTCCATCATTGTCCGGAAAGGACAATAGCCTAATAGTGGAATCCTCTCCCTCTGTTGGCCGCCAGGTAGCTGACTTCCTCTTTCTATTTCCGCTTAGTGCATCAAGCCTGCGCTGTAGCGCTTCTCTATCAAATGCCATTGTTAACCTCCTAAATTTTTAAACTGGTAAATTGGCAATATTTTTGTGATATAACGAGATCACAATTTAAATGTACTGCAACAATAGACAATTGTTCAGAAGTTAAAGAAAGAAATTCTAACTTAATTTTTTCTTATATCTTTTTGCAAGAATGGTCCATAGCTTCTTCTCTCTGGGCATAGGAGAGACATCACCCCTATGCCAAAAATAACCACCAAGTCCGGAGTTCTCATTTCCTGTTCCTCCTCCCCATCCGGCGTCGTCAACCTTTAAGTTGACAATCTTTCTCACCTTTTTCTTATCAATTCCTATCTCATCTGCCTTTGCAGAAAGCTTATCTATCAAGAGATTGATGCGGTCAAAATTTCCGTCAGAGAGCCAGGGTCCAGAGGGAGTTGCTGAGTCTACTTTAGAAAAGAATCCGTTTATATGCGACTTGATCTTTTCTGCCTTATTTCTATCTATTCCCTGTCTTATTGCACGAGCTACATTCCCTGCCTGCTTGTGAACTCCCTCCATTGTCTTCATATCGCGCCAGGGCTGAAGGATGTAAGCAAGGGTTCTTTTTGTAAGTACAGGCTTGTCTGTTGCAGGAATGTCATGTCGCTCTGTGTCTCTTGGGTGCTTGCCTTTGTCAGGGTTCATGAGCTGGATAACATGAGTTGCATTATCATTCAGCAAGACATCCTGTTGAAGCCCATATAGTGGATTTTGCATGACTCCGCCCCTATCTATGTCTGTGAGGCCGGCCTGTGGCTCCTCTATATGCTCACCAACGTTTATTGGCTCGCGATATCTTCTATGCATATCTATGATCCTCCAGTATGGATTATCAAGTGCTGCAAGGCTTTCAAATGTTAGCATCGGAATCTCAATAGCTGCCCAGATCAAAGCTGCAGGAAGTGCACCTCCGACCAGCTTAACTAGAGGAGCCTGTGCAGATGACTGGAGAACGTCTACTCCTGCATTTCTAATGTACTGCGTGGCTTTTCCGCTTTCTCCAGATGCAAATAACGCAGTAGCTACTGCAACATCTGCGACTGCTTCTGCCCTTCCTACTCGTCTGGACCATCGCGATGACATTTTTTCATCTAGATCATTTCTAACGGAGTCTACAACTTGTTCCCAGCCTGAGCTATCCATTCCATCCGGAATATATTCGCCCATGTTCCTGCTTGCAAATCCCTCACTTAGGGCAAGATCACTATTAGAAAGTCGACTTGATATAATCTCACGAAGCTTAGCTTCTGATATTTTCATGATTATGATCTTTTTTGGGGATATGTCATCCAGGACGACTTTCTCTTTCCCCCGCCAAACCCTCTCTCATTGGCGTATATTGACCGTTCTCTGGCACCGTCATCGTCTCCGATTCCCCCGTCGGGACCTGTTCCAATGGGTGTAACAACTCCACCTACAGCTCCTGCGCCGCTTGCCTCGTCCTGTTCCTCATCATCTTTTTTTTTTGATCTATCGTTGCTTAGTAGCTTTTTTGCCTCTTCACGAATTATTCTTCTAAGTGCAATCTCACTAAGATTTGTAGGTCGTGCGCTGTGTGCAGAATATCCCATATCACCCTTGTACGATGCAGCGTATTCGTCAGAGATATCCTCTCTCTCTTCCTGCTCATCGTCGCATATGTATTCCTGTCCATACGGTAAGACATCGCTTGGAAGATAGCCTTCTCCACCATAGCGGCTTGGCATGTCTCGTGGTTCTTTCTCTTCTGACTCTCTTATCATCTCTCTAACGAACTGTCGTAACGTTGACTCAGACATTCCTAATTTCCTCATTAACATATTATATCTATTCTCTAAAAGTAGAAACCTTGCTTCTGAAATTGGGCATGCACAGCCATCTGCCTCTGGAAAAAAAGAAGAATCTTCTGACTCGGGTATCGAAGTTAGAGGTGCTACAGCAGCTACTTCTTCATATTCTGACTCAGTGCCGTCTTCATCATGCATAGTGTCCTCTGACATTTCCCTCTCTGCCTCTTCAGATACGGGTAGGTCGTCAACTACACAAAGGCTGTCATCACCATTTAATCCTGCGTAGACTGAACCAAGCCTGGATAAAGAAAGTGCTGGGCTCTGACGTATTGATACAAATATGGGACCAAATCCACTTTCAATTCTTTCTATCGAATCTTTATATCTTGGTGAAACTGACTCTAAGACTTCAGAAACTTCTATCACTCCTACAAACATTCTTGCAAGCCTAGAAGATAAGTTGAAAATAAGTCTTTCGATCGGAAGCGCTCTTGTAAAAAATCCCCCAAGACCAGAAATAAAGTTTACAGCCGGAAGTGTTATGGGCTCATCACCTGGTACTGGAATTGCAACAGCTACTACAAGAGAATCATATGCTTGAACAATTGTTATAATGGCATCTTTTAGTGAACCTAAAAATTCTCTAAATCTATCTCTTGCGTCTAGCCTGTCTTGAATTGATAGGGAGCATATCTTTTGAATAATTAAAACTGTGGGATCATCATTAGAATCCATTAGGGAGGCAGCAAGATCTTCTGGAGATATTCCAACTATTGAACACATTTCTTCAATAGCTATTTTGCCGTCTTCAGCCTCATTATCAAGAATCATCTTTCCTATAAGGATATCTACTCCAGGAATTGACAATCCTGCACTTTTCAAAAAGTCTTCGACAAAATCAGGAATAAATCCTTCTTTAAGCGGATTAAGGTCTGAACCTCTTCTTGGGCTAGAGCCTAAGGAATATACAGGAAGCTTTCTAGTTCTCAAGAAAAAATCATCCTCGTCCTCATCACAGGCCTGATCAGGAAACATTGGATCTATCTCTACTTCATCCTCATATCCCCTGTTGACTCTTGCAATTCCATCAACTGAAGAGAATCCGCTGTCTGCATACATTGATGGGCTTCCAGACGAACCTGAATATCTTGGACGCCTTGGCCTTCCTAGATATTGTGAGCCATCAGATGTAAATGCAGGCCCCATTGGGACCATTGCACCGTGACTGGAATAATATCCAGACTTACTCTCGCCTTTATCTTTCACATAACTAAATATTCATTACAATTAGCTATTACCCAGCTTGGATCTGTGAATAGTCATTGATTTAGCTTGCTGAAGGGCTAGAGCAAGTGTAGGCTCTGAACCTACATAAAATCTATTCTCCTCAAAGTGTGATCCAGATGCAATCTGAATTGCTATCCATTCATCATTTGTTAATTGAATATTAAATGACTGAAGTAGAAATAGCGATCTGTGTGAAATTGACATTTTTTCGAGATCTTCGTTAAATTTAAACATCTGCCCAAGTGTCTCACGATGCCAGTTAGAATCCTGTGAAACAAAGTAATCACGATCAAGATCGCCGATCTTTCCTAGATCATGAAATAGCCCGACTTTTAAAATTGAAGATGTATCTAGCCCAAGATTGTGAGCTTCATTGATCTTTCTAAGTGATGAAGTCACATCAAGTACATGCTCAATAAGACCTCCAGGATACGCACCGTACATCGAAATTCTTGAACTTGCAGGACAAGTTGAAATTCTTTCTCCAAGTGCAGATAAGAGCTTGCTTAAGTTGTTGTCAGAAAACCTTTCACAAAGCTTTTCAAATACTGACCAGTTTTTCTCAATTTGATCTAGATTTAGACTCATTTTATACCTCTATTAAATGTAGCAATACATTCATAGATTGTACACTAAACCCTGACTATCATCATAAGATATTTTTCTTTTTTATCTTTATATCCGCATGGGCTAATTGCATATCTTCTATTAGTTCTAATCTTTTGATCCAGTAAGTTTCTCAATGCGCATGCTATCTGTTGATCTGTCGTCATTCTATTTGCTGGGTCTACAAGATGAACAGCTATCTGGGTACGTCCTGCTACTTCAATTTTATCTATACTTGATCTTAAGCCCGGTGATCCAGATCTAACATATCCCATAAGAGAGCTTGCAACAGCCTGAACATCATCACTTACAGTCCTACCCGGTGAGGTTGTAGCAATTCTATCTAATTCAATGGGCGGCATTTGCACCCTTTCTTTTGGCATCGCTGGTCTGGAAAAATCTACATCAGTGTCGACATTTATATTGTAGTGACGCTGTATGTACCATGCTGACTGAGGTGTGATATCGCTTAGGAGCTGACCCTTTCGAAGGATTAGTTTTCCAAACATTGGATCTATTAGATCTGAAGATATGGGTTCATCTGGATTGTCCATAATTGTTTGCATAATATACGCAAACTGACCCTTATTCCTAATATTAAGGACCTCTATTTCTTCGCTAATTATCTCTCTTAGCTCTTTTCTAGTGATTTTCATAATCTATCCTAGAGATAAATATTTCACTGGCTGCTTATGATCTCAATAGAGACAGGAAAATTTCCCAGGAGTTGAGGTAGACTAATTGATTTTAAAATAAACTTTCTTAATCTATCTATATCATCATTGTTTATGTCAACTAATAGGGCATCATGTATAACGAATATAGGGCATGCGTCAATTTTCTCATCTTTCATTTGATCTATCATACTAGAAAATCCAAGAAGTGCTGCATCAGCAGCAGTTGATTGAATAAATCTGTTAACTAGTATGTGCTTAGATTCATCATCTATTTTCATAACTCTACCGTATACACTACTAATTGATCCTTCTAGCCTGACCTGTTTAGTGAGGTCTCTTTCTAGATCGGGTATTTTAAAATATCTCCTGATGGTTTGAAGTATTTTCTTAGTTAGTGATAGATCTGACTCCTTGATTGTTTCTGACATTCTCCTGGCAGACATGCCGTAAAGAGCACTAATTGTAGCAATCTTTGCCACATCTCTTGTTACTTCACAGTTAAGAACTTCCCTTCTAATATACTCGTATACATCAGCTTCAGCCTCTCTATTTGCAATTGAAAGTGCAACCCTCGGTTCAAGAGAAATAAAGTCAATCTGAACTATAGACCTTCCTAAGCATGCGGGCCTTAGAAGATGTCGCCTATCCTTTCTCATTGTCAATATTGAGGGTCCTGATTTAATAGTTAGACGGCCACTGCAAGATGAAGTCTGATTATATATCGGAGCGCTAAGGAGCCCATCATCCAATGGAATAAATGTTCCCATAGATCCATTTCTCTGGCTATCATCATTCAGTATCTTTATCACTTCACCTTTATCAATTCCGCATCTTTTAAAACCCTGCAGAAACTGACGTATTGTCACGAACTCATTTGCATAATATGAACTACCATATTTAGATAGAAGATCATCTATCTTTCTTACAAGCTGCTTTAAATGCTTATTTAGAGATGTCGACCCTAGTGAGTAGATGATAGGAACACCAGCCACCCCAGATGGCCTCAATACTGACCACATGTTGGCGTGAGAATCTGATGGCATTGTGCTTATCTCCACTCCAGTTGCATTACACAGTGCCTCTATACTTCTAGGGTGAGATTCTGATAATCCTAGAAGCCAGTATGTGTCAGGTACAGATCTAATCCAGGAAAACTCTCCCTCTCTAAATGAAAGATGAAGGTCAGACCCGAGTACATCTTTGTGTATACAGAATGCCATTAAATTTAATTTTAATGCCTCTTTACAGTCTGTACAGACTATTGTTATCAGCGATTTCTAAATGCCTGCCAGCGCGACTGTGTCGGTTCAGTCTGCCCTTCAGTAGGTGTATCTGCTATCTCTACACCTGACCCACCCCACGTTGTAGTTTTGGATAGATCATTAAGATCGACTAGCGTTGATATCATATTTGCCCTAATTGATTCAACTGTTGCATTTGCACCTGCAGGATAGAAGCTCACTGCTGTCTCAAAGCTTCCGGGACCTAGTGTGTGTGTTACATCTCTTACAGTAAAGATATTATCTGCAGTCGTGCCTGTCTTTAGGTCAAGATAAAATTGCTGACCGTAATGAAACATTGGATTTCCCAACCCAACAGCCTTTGCAGTAACAGGAACGACTGTGACTTCCTCTAGGCCTGTGTTAGACCCTTGATCTGTCTGGGGATCGCTTCTATCTCTGAATGTTTCAGACAGGAGTGCATCAAAAAGTGCACCACTTGACATGCCTGATATGCTGACGTCTTTGAACGGACTGAACGCTGTTCCAAATTGAACTGTGGGAAGTTTTGACTTAATATACTCGTGAACGCTGTCTCTCTCCATAGCAGCAGCCAGGAATGAAAGACTATCTGATGGATTACCAGCGCTGCTGCGGTTTGTCTGCTCTCGGACGACTCGGTCACCATCATCGTTCACTGCCTCTCTAGCACTTGCAAGTGCTTCTACAATTCCCCCCCTTCCTCCGAATGATTCGTTTCTTTGGTTGAATATCGCTGGCACACTTCCAGCAGTAAGTGAGTCTAATATAAGCTGATTTCCAGGATGTGCAGATGCATTTGAATCAGATACATGTATTCTCAAGATTGTTTTTGATCTGTCTTTTTTTGAAGAGCCATTTATTCCATCTGGAAAGGTCAGTGCAGGAACAGATTCAAATACAAATTTCAGCCTTGGTATCTTAAATTTTGGAACCACGAGGCCTAGCTCATACATTCTTCTTGATACTTCATCCCTAATGTTAAAGCTTGACCTAAGACTATCCACTTGCGAAGTTGTACCGGACCCTGATTCAGCTTGTTGCTCAACAATCTCCTGTATTTCAGCATTTCTCTGGTGAAGGTCCAAAAATCCATACGCCTGATGTGCACCGTTCCCAACGTGCTGTGATACAAATCTCTGAATTTTATTTGTTGATATGTTCGGATTTCTACGAATTGCATCAGTAATTTGATTTAATAGATTTGAAAATCTAATTGGAAAGTAAGCGACTGGTTCTCCAGCTAGCGCACCTGCACACTCATTAAAGCTATAGAAGAATATCTGTACCTCGTCGTACCTTCCGGTCGAAGCTAGCGGTGCTCCAATAAGCCTTGTCACAACCTTCCCTAGAGAGACCCAGTCACCGGTACCAGGACCCGTATACTCTCTCTCCTGCGGGACTTCATTGCCGTCCTCATCGACAGGTTGAGGATCATTAATTCCGTATCCAGACCCTCCATTTCCGTCTGTTGGGCGTGCAGCAAGACTTGCAAATAGAAGAGAATTTCTCCACGTCACGTCGGGTTCGATGACTGAGGTATTTCCAATTGGAAGATCTCTAATAAAGTAGTCATCTCCGCCTCGAACTCTGGGATTTAAGTTATCAAGAATTGACGCCATTTGAGATGCAACTGATCTTTTTGGAACTATTGAAGCTCCACGCTCATGCCCTTCAATATTTTCTACAGCATTTTGAATTTGACCAATTGCCTCTGAAATACTGCGCCCGCACTGTGCTCCAGATAGCAGCTTTTGCTTTAAGCCCCTAAGTGAATCGTATACACCCCTCGTAATAAGTGTTCCAGTACCACCTGAATCTTCTGATGATACATACTGAATATCTCTTATTTCTTCTGTTACACCAAACTCACTTGAGATCTGTCTCAAGAGCATTGTTCTAATTTCTCTAATTAGTGAATTAACTAGTGTTGTGTGAACATATGATCCAGTGCAGGCATGTGTAGTCTTAGAGTCCTCTCCGCCGGTGGCTGCCATCTCAAGTGTAATTTTGATCTGACCTGAGCTGTCCATGTTGTAGTTTCCCTTAATTAGCCTGTATTTTGATGTGTTTCTTAGTGAATTTAAAAATATTCCCCAAGGGCTTCCAATCGCAGGATCTGAATTTGGATGAGACCAGCCAAATTCTAAAATTGCAGATACGTTTCCAAATGATGCAGGAGCTATAAAGTGTGAAACTTCTGCAAGCCTGCTTCTATCGTGAAGTGTAAAGTCGACTGTAGCCTTTTTAAATCCAATCAATCCATAGCCCGACTGATACTCTTTTACAGTGACGCTGTCAAGTGACATAAAAGGTTGTGTAGGGTCCAGGATTCTTCTACCGGAAGTTTCCTTGTTTATGTCCATGTTTACAAGAGTCTGAGGCGAGGTAAATACTTCCATGCCTGCTCTGCTTATTGATGATGTATTGAGATCTTCTTCTTCTTCATCACCAAAGATCCCACTTCTTGTTGTTCTTGTAAGACCGGGAATTTTTAGGCTAATTGAGCTATCAAAGTCGTCGGGAAGAGAATTTATCATCTCGTAATCAACATGTTGAACGTTGATCTTTCCGTTATTTAAAAATGATATTAAATTTCCTCTTGTGTTACCGTTCGAATCAACTGGCGGTGTATTTACAATAAAGCTAAGATTTAAATAGGGTGCACAAAGTGACATTTCTGTTGTCGGAGGACCAGAGCAAAAAAGAGCTGCCTGTCCGACATGCCTCATTGCAGGACTAAATGCAATATTTGGCATCACAATTACAGACAACCCGGGTGCGGACTGGCTGTTAGGGTTTTCTGGATCGCCATTTATGGTAAATGTTTCTGATATATCCTGAATTTGATTTGAATAGTTGCTAGGTAGACCATGCATGCGCTCGATTCCATCTGCTAGACCACTGAGCACGTCACATCCGATAGATATCTTATCTTCATCTGTTAGTTCCGCGGAGGTTCCAAAGTCTTCTATTTGCTGCATCGTGACACCCACAAGACCAGACGCTGTTGCACCACTTGAAGTGTTTACATCGTTGTCGACAAAAATTACCGATGCATACACTTCATCTGCTGGAGTGATGCCCTCGCCCAGCCCTCTATGCCCAGAGGTAATAAACCCACGACCCTCTGGGAGCCGAACTCTTAACTGTAACCCTTCAATGATTTGCTGATTTCCAAGCTCCCTGACCCTCTCCGAAAGAATCATAATGTGGTCAGCCCACAGATCTATATCTCTTACACTTGGTTGAAAAAATACACTTAGAAGCGATCTATTTAAAGATAGAGGACTTGATGTATCTTCTCGACCAGAATCCATCATATTTCCCAGATGGACACCCGGTGCGACGTTATTTATATAGCCGACACCAGGCATGATGACACTCATTCCATGATCATCATATGAGGGTTGAACTGAACCGAGTTCAACTCCAGATGCAGCCTCTGGCTCAAAGTAAACGGTTACAAGCCTGCCAAGGTCTTCTTCATTTGAAGAGCTTCCTTTGTATGCAGATAGAAATTGTGCAAAGTCATATGTAAACATTCCACCATTTGACATGTCAAGAAATAGTTCAAATAACTGCTGCAGCTCTCTCTCTGATGACACTAGTGTATCCTTTAGAAACATTGCTGCAAGCTTTCCAAAGAATCCTGGTGTGTTTACAGGTGCAGCCTCTTGAACAGGTTCGAATATTGCATTATTGTATGAGTAATACTTAAGCAGCTCCTGCATAGCTAGAAAAGATGTATTTGGATATTTAGGCAAGTCGTCACTCTACCCTATAAATCTCATAGCATCACCCGGTGAATCAGGTATCAAGAGAATAGTTCCAGCTGGAACTTGCAATCCCCACCCAATTCCAGAAGCAGCTGCTATAATCCACCAAAGACTTGGGCTTCCATATCTTTGACCAGCAATTATATCAAGCCTCTGGCTCTGTTTTAAGAGAACAGATGTCGTCTTAATTTTACCTGTTTGGACTGCATTTCTTATATTTGCTGAAGTTTGGGTAGTTGCTATTCCCCTGCCCCCGTCAATTGTGCTGATTCCTGAATATCTACCTGTAGCCATGTTTTCACCTAGTCATTTTTAAATGTCTTTCTATGCTCAAAGTCATAAGTCTCTCTTGAAGACTGTCCGCCATCATCATAGGGGTCTCCTGCGACTGTTCTAGATAGATTGCCAACATTATATATTGGTGCCCTGTTGAACCCTTCGCTGTCTAGCCCAGGTGGGATGTCGTGAATCGGTGTGAATCCAACATTTACCTTACAAAATATCGGTGCACGAGATCCCCAGTCTGTCTCCCACGTTGTGTTCTCACTTATCCAGTCAAACTTAAGAGAGGTCATAACACCAGCCAGTCCGCGTCCCCTAGTGCTCTCAAACCCTCTTGTTATTGAGTTTGTGTCTGACCCTAGAAACTTTCTAGACTCTGATAGCAGTAAGCCCAATGAGCTTGCGTCTATGCCGGCCATAGATGCACCTGCATTTGCTGCATCCTGTAAGACTGCTTTTGCAAATCCAAAAGGATTTAGAACGGGCATCATGACCCTTGCAAAAGAATCAGCTGGATCGTGATGAATGTCTGAGTGTGTGACCCTCATTGTTGCGCCAAAAAACCCGGTCGGAACATTATAGTCTATAATTTTTACTTTATACAGTGTTCCATGGCCCGATGGGCTTACTCTGTCTACAACTATTCCCTTTACAGGCCTATTAAATCTAATCTTCTTTGGAGGTGAGAAGGATTCACCATCTTTTCCCACAACCTCGTATGATCTTGCCATACTTGGTTTAATGAAGACCTTCTTTCCAAACATCGCTGTCTTGCCTCTTGAGACATATCCTATTTTATTGTCTGTTATTTTAGACTGAAGTGCTGCAGAGGCATTTGCAGACTTGTTTCCTTTTGTCGCTACTGTTTCTGATGGGTCTGAATCGGGATCTATATACTGTCTAGTAACCAATTGAAGAATTGGGTTTGCAAATCCATTCTTTAGCATCTTTGAGGCACCAGCCTCTATTGCTGAAAGCGCACCGGGAACACCTCCAAAGCCAACATTTCCAAAGAGCCCCCCTCCCTGAAGAAGGTCCATTGGACTTCCAAATACAACTAGAAAAGCCTGAAGAAAGAACTCATCTAGGCTGAATCCTAAAAGACCGCCCAGACTTCCCATGCTTGGCAATGCTCCAAAAAGTCCTTTTTTAGGTGGCTTTAGATCAGCATCTTTCTCGCCAGCGCCGAAGATTCTACCTAAGTTGAATTTTGAATAATTTCCCTTTATGACATCGCCAATCCTAAGCCTAATCAGAGGAGATGACCCTATAATCTGGCTAAAGGGTTGAATAAATTTTGCATCACCATCTCCAGATGATACAAAGTCTCCCTTTGTCCATTGAGGATAGACCATCGTAGTTAATTTATTTATCTTAAACCACATCTCATCAAAGTCTTCAGGGGATGTAGCAGCTATTGTAAATGAAAATCCAATGTCTCTCTTTGTATCAGAGTATGTCTGGACTGCATCTAGTCTTCCGTATCCCTTTGATTCACTAAAGTTTGCAGTATATCCGTCTGATAGTGTGTCTAGGAATGCATGAAATGAAATTATTTCATTAGTTCGGATATCGTGAAAGTAAAATGGAACGTACTCTGAGTCGAGAATATCCTCTAGCCTCTTCACAACTGACCCTGGAATTCTTCCGCCTTCGCTAATTGAGGCTCCTGTGTATATCTTGTCTCCCATTGTAGACGCTAAAAGTCTTCCTGGATTCGAATCAGTTGAACTCATACCCAGCCTGCTTACAGCTCTAAGAACACCTACAGGAAGCACGTATGCTGAGGGTGTAGCTGATGTTCTCATAGACAGTGCAGATGCATTGTGACCATCTGATGTTCTGCTTTTTGAAACTCTTGTTGCAGGTCCATCTGGTAATTCATCAACATCCCAGCCGCCTTTTGTCTTTAAAAATCCAAAGTCTCCAGAGGCTGCGGTGTCTAATCCAAGTTTGATATCACCAATTATTGCTAGAGTGTTTAATATTCCGACAATTCTAGACTCGCCTATCTTCTTAATATTTTTTAGAGAGTCGCTCATCTCATTTTCACTTGTCTGTTCAGAAAATGCTGATGAAAGTGTGTGAACAGAGAGAATTATGGACCTTGCAAGAACTAAACTAAATCCCGGAGACGTCTTAACAATCTTGCTCTTTTTTATCTTTGAGTTGTTAATTCCGCCGTAGTTTATTGACGATAGGTTTCCGTCAAGATTGAACATAAGTCTTGCGCCCTCATTGACACAATTTTCATATGAATCCTTTGTTGGGACTAGGATTGTGTTCATTATAATTGACATTGAAGATTCAATGTAGTGGGCGTTCTCACCCATCTTAAATGGACCCCTTGCTGTATCAACTCTTGAATTAGGGCCTCCTGAAACATCTATGATTGTGTTCTTAAACGTGTCAATTGCCTTAAGGGCTGATTTTATGGCAACTATCGCACGAGACTTAAGCATCTTGGTATTATTAGAGTCAAACTGCATCCCTCTTTCTGGGCTATTCATAGATCCAAATGACAGTGAAGACTCTGTCGGTGTCAGTGTAACAAAATCGCCCCTTCCTGCTCGAAGAGATTCTGGCTCCTCTCCACCTGTGTTTGGAAATCCCTCTGCATTTCTCGACCTAAGATCTTCTTGTGATATTCTGGTGATCTCACCATCTTGGCCTATCGCAACAGACAAAAGAGACTCACCTATCCTCGATATGCTATCTAGAGATGTTTTGTAGCTCTCTTTGTCATACTTTCCGAACTCCCGATGTACGCCAAGTGTGGGCTCACTTTCAAGCTGCTCATCAACCTTTCCCCGCTCAACAAAGGCATCTCCAGAAGTATCTCCTGCAGGTGAGAATCTATTGTTATTTCTGAGTATTTCAACTGATGAATTTATGAGACGCTTCTGTTTTATTCCCGATGGGGTGTCTGGGTATTCTATTATATTTCCAACAGATAGCTTTCCAGACGTATCTATGTCATCCCCTTCAACCCTATTTAAGAGATAGTGGCCATCTTCTCCAGACGTCTTGTCTATGTGCTCATTTAGATTTGCAGAAGTTTCATCAAATTTTCCACTATTTGAATATTCCAAAAGCCCCAGGGACTGGGGTGATGAAGTTGACATCTCAACAAAGACCTTATCAGCACCCTGTAGATCAGCAGCTGGTAGTGGGTCACCCTTGACAGCTGATATTGACTGTGTATTACCAGGGCTTACGTTGAAGATGACATCAGAATTCTCCTGTATGAAGTTTAAATAATCTCCAAGAAGACCCTTCTCATGATCTGATAGATCTAAAAGCTCCTTCCCTGTGTTGGGGTCAACACCGAGATCATCTCCGATGCTAGTCCTTCCGTCTGAATTGTCGTCTCTGACATTATAGGATATTGAATCAGCAGATAGTCCGATTGACGATAGAAAATCCCTTAGCGTTTCTCTGGCCACTTTATCACCTCTGTTCCAATATTACTACCTATATCGCTCTCACCTATGGCAGACCCGATATCATTAATTAGGTTGATCACATCTTCCTCACTATTAAGCTTTGACCTAATTGACTCAATAGACCTGCTAAAGTTATCAGATATTTGCTTCATCTCAAGAAGCAAAACGCTTCTCTCTTCTTCAGTAAGACCCTCTAGTAGCTTTTGAATATCTGGATCTCTCTCAATCTGTAAGAATATATCTTTCATGCTACTGTCTCCACCATAAAGTCAAGCCCACCGGCGTCACCTGCATTAATTAGCTCTTCCTTGAGTTGAAGGAGAGTTCTATCTGCTAGCCTTACATTGAGGCTGAGATTGATGGGTCTATTTTCAGCCGCTCTTTGGCCTGCTGCGGGAGCTAAAGTCTCACGGTCAGATGATAGTTGAATCGCCTCCTCAATGAGGCTTCTCTGTTGAGCCGCAAGCTCAGCTAGAACTACTCCTGACCGTTCAAACTCTCCCGGTGCCATAGCTTGGACCTGACTTAGAACTCCTTCACCAAACTGGTATATAGATCTTACTATAGGCCCTCCCTGCATTCCAATTAGGACCTCGTCGCCCGCGTTGAGCGACATAGCAGACCCAACTTGCGGAGCGTAGACGTCATCAGCAGGTGTTGCAGGTGTTTCGACCGGTACCAGAAGATCTAGCCCGATTCTTTGCTCTAGAGCTCTTTGCGCTTCCTCAGAGATATCGATTTCTACGACTTCACCGCGCATGTTTATTGCTTCAATTCCTTCATTTTGAATAATTCGGTAAAGCTGAGATGTTGTCTCATCATATATTGTCTGTGCACTTACATCGCCAGCAGCTATTAGACGGGCCTGACCCTCGGGGGAAGTCATTCCCTCTGCAATATACGTGATACCTGTCTGACCCATTTCTAGAAACTTCTGTGCACTGGCTTCTTGTGCCTCGCTACCAAACTGCTTAAAAGCTCTTCTAACTTGGTCGATCTCCTCGAGCATTTCTGGCGGGATTAGATTAGATTCGGAGAGATCTCTGGATGATAGGGCAAGCCTAGACATTGCGCTAGCTGCGAGAGCTGACTCGTGAGCGAGCGCTGCAACATCCCGCTTTGCCATATTCTCATAGACAGCACTTGAGAAATCTGTCTGGAGGTTTGTGACTCTTCCCATTCCAGATTCTAGTTGCGCAATCGCCTCCTCAGTTGTCATTATACCGTCTGCAGAAGCCTCCTGCACAGCACCCTGAAGGTCTGACATGTCATTAAGAATGGCACTTGGATCAAGAAGCCTCTGTGCCATCTCTGGCCCCAGCTGAAACTGTGATGCTAGAAGACTTCTCTGTTGCATTGTCAGATCCTCAAAAGACCTTCCTGTGTCGAGAAAGCCCTCTCTAAGCATCATCATTGCTTCAAACGGATCTTCAGACGCGGCCTCCATCATAGCCATTGTGTCAATTTGCATTCCGAACACTGTGTTTAGGTTTGCAAGAGACTCTGCAGCAGAATCAAAATTCATAAAGTGAGATGTGATTGACGAAAGGTCTTTAACCTCTAATCCGATGCTTCTCAGCCCTGCGACAGTGACTGCAGCCTGCTCTTCAGTAACCGTTCCAAAGGTCTCGAAGTCAGTCATTATCTCCATCATGCCTCGAGCAATGACCTTCTGAGAGTCTCCAGTTTCACTGGCAACTGCATTTGAGAAAGTCGCCATCCTGAGCAGTGATTCTTCGTTAAATTCTCCCGACCTGGACATCGCAGCGTCCATGACATCCATCATCTCAGTTGCGTTATATCCGAGACCCCTGGCTATTATCGCAGAGTTGGCAACCATCGCATTGCCAGCCGCGGGATCCTCAGCAATCTGTGTGAGTGTGCGGTAACCGGATCCAAATGACTCATATACCTGATCAGAGTACGCAGTAAAATCTTCCAGCTTTCCAAAGTATGTTGTCAAGTCCCTGTGTGCCTGGTTTTGAAATTCCCCTATGCCGTAATATGCATCATGCATAGTCCGGACCATTCCAACGGTCGATCGACCCATGTTAAAGCTTGAATCGTCAGCATCGGCTGCAAGATTTTGAAAGTCGTAGCCCAGACGAGTGTGAATCGCTGTATAATTATCTAGCAGCTCACCTCCAACCTCCATGTTAAGCCTGTAGTACGAGTCAAGTCCAGCAACACCTTCGGTTGCTGCATATGTAAGACCCTCGATCATGGCAGTTGCAGAATTTACTCCTGTCACACCGAGTGAGCTCATTGCGCCAGAAGCTTGACCCGAGGTATCCCTGAGCCGCTCGAGCTGGTAATTCAGCCCTTCGATCCTATCAGTCAGCTCATCGTACGCATCACCCTGCTCAGTGAGTGCATCTCGTTCCTCTCGAAGCGCTCTGATTCGTTCTTCTAATTGCTCTATACTAGACAAGTTCTACTCTCCCTGATTACTAAGTATTAAGGTCTAAAAATTTCTCTTAGAGGAGCCAAGAAGATTTACTGAAGGCCCTGTGTCCTGTGTGATGGTGTTGGTGCGGGATTCATTTGTCTTTTTAATGTCATCTATAATCCTCTCTATAAACCATCTCCTGTATCTTATTGGCATTCTTCTGCACTCATCGTAGCCAAGCTTCATATGCTTGATGATCTGGTATATCTCCTCGAGGATTTCCGCTCTACTAGATGTCTCTAGGCCAAAAAAAGCTTGCGCCCATGGGAAGGCTCACCTCCGATCTCCCACCACAGAAATTGCACTTCATCTTACCTGCCAGCCTAATCCCAGGTTCATTATAATCCATGTACGACCTGAGCTTTCTTGAATCAAGAGCAGGCATATTCTCTACAAACTTGTTAATCTTAGATCTGTCAGCTATTCCGTCTATTGATATTATAGATGCCTTTAGTCGCTGAGTGATCTGATTGTCTATCATTCTATCTGGAAACAGCCGTCGAAGCTTTTCTGACTCTACAGAAATTTGATCTGCGTCTCGTCCTGTTAGAAATTTAAACTCTACAATCTTCTTAGAGACAGGCAGTGCAAATTTAAATGAATTATCTCCCTGAACAGTGGGGTCTATCCTGAGCCTGTTTATGGGCATATCTGCAAGATTAAAATTATACGTGTCAGACTTTCCGCATAGCTTGCATGGTGCGGTGCACCTATATTCTGGACCATACCCGGTGATTCTTATTGCTACCATAATTGCATTTCGATCTCCAACAAGCATGTCTTCTACGACTACATCCCCATCTGTAACACAAGACCTAATAAGCTCGTTTATTACTGTTCCATTAGCTATTAGAGCACGAGAAGTTAGGATGTCCTCCTCTCTTGCTGTCATTGCCTTTATATTAATAACCTTTTTTCCATACAGCGGGCTAGAAGGATGGTAAACAGCACCCTCAGATGGAACTGGAACAGCCTCAACAGGTACCTCCCAGTTAAAGTCATCAACCATTACGTTTCTTGTCGGAACACTCTGATCGTGACCTTCAGCACTAAATATTTTATTTTTATCCTGTCTTTTATTTGACACAGTTATCTCCAAAACTAATTAAAACTAAACAAATCTATAAGAATCGTAAAATAATTCAGACCCACACCAGTGGGTCTGTATAAAGTTCTATAATAGTTTAATTCAGTACTGAAGAACGCAGTTGTCAAATCTTATTGTAATATCAACAGCCATCATTTCTGAGTCTGAGTTATAGTCAAGATCGCCAAACGCTGCCTTCTCTAAGAGACATCCCTTCATGTCCCAGAGCTCAACGACAGTTCCAACAGGATCTAGAAGCTTAAGCTGGCAATCACGCTTGTAAAAATCTGCATATCCTGCCCTACCTGACACTGACTCGTAGTGCGTCCTAATCCATTCCATCACCTGCTGAGCTCCTGATGGTGCAATTGGATCATGAAGAGAAACCTGAACAGTTTCAAATGTCTGCCTCCCTGCAAGATATCTAATTGAGTTAATGTATTTGATCTCTTCTGTGCTTATTGTGTACCCAGGTCTGCTTGCCGACTTTATCAAAAATGCATCAATTCCCTCAATAGCGAAAACCCATCGAAATTTTCTTTTGGGCTCAAACTTATTGGGAAGCATGTCGGTTACTGAGAGTGTTTCTGCCATTTTAAAGTTTCTCCTAAGTGACGTACTATTCTAAGTATTCGTCAATTTTGTTTTTCTAGATTTCTGCACCTGCATTTGTAACAACAAAGTCTAGAGCGATGAATTCTGCAGTTCTTGTGGGTTGTACGAATATCTTCCCTCTAATTGTATTGTTCTCTATGTCAGCCTGCGTTGTTGTTGTTGTGTCTATGATGACCTTATACCTGTCTAGACCGCTCTTCTCCTGAACACTTTGTAAAATTGGATTTACAAGTCCTGAGAATTTCTCAAGTGTTGACTCTCTATTCGGTTCGAATAGAAGTGAGTTTGCTACAGCCCTTACCTTTCTTCTTATGTCTATTAGAAGCCTTCTAACATTAACCCTGTCCAGTGCAGAGGCAGCTGCTAGAAGCGTCTTCTGCCCCCAGACGACCACACCCGTTCCGGGAAAATCTGTTATTGGGTTAATATCAGCATCATAAAGATTGTCTAAATTACCCCTGTTAAGATCGACAGATGCCTGAATAACTGATGAAAGTGCCCCTCGAGAGAATCCTGCAGGTGCAAACCACGGATGGCCTATTGCATCATTTAGTGCAAATGCTCCAAGAACTGCAACAGTTGGAGGACATCTAACATTTGTCTTCCTGTACGGATCCTGAATCACAACATCTGGGAAGTATGCTGCTGCAAATGATGAGTCAAGTGCACGATTCTTAAATGCTGTTACTGTGTCACTAACATTAATATTCTGAACTGATGATGTTACAACATTGTTAAGTACGTCTCTCTCCTCAATGTCCATGAGATATAGTGCATCAAATCTATTCTCCATAGCATCTGTTGCATAGTCAGTGATAGATTCATCTCTCATTCCAGGAATCGCAAGCAACTTGATCTCAACATCTGACTTATTGCCCATGATGTCTACTGCCTTTCTAAACGATGCTACAGTTGGGCCGTCTTTTCCGCCTTGATTGTCAGAATCATCCATCTCTCTTTTGGCAGCATTATCTGTTAGCCTTGACTTATCCTTATTAAAGATGTTTGTTCCATTAAATCCTCCCTGGAGGAATAGTGTAAACTTTGCAAATCTTCTATTTCCTACAACACTAAGATCATCTACACTAAATGCCCTTGTCTTATTGTCCCTATTTACTGTAATTCCGCCAGCTCTCTTGTAGGATGCACTAACCCATTCCTTGGGATCTGCGTATGTATCAGATCCTGTCCTGATCTCGAGATTTTCTAAAGTAAACTTATTTTTATTAAATCTGTCTGAATCTAAAATTCCATTTGCAGCTGTGTCTGCCTTTCCATTATTATTTCCAACTGAGAATGCTTGATTGGATAGTGCAAAATCAGGAAAGTAGCTTGCATATGATTCAAAAGAAGCGTTAAATAAGTCCGGCTTATTGGGTTCATCGACGTCTGTCTTTCTTGTGAACTGTGATCCCCAGTATAGATTTGCTGAGACTCTTTTCTTATTTCCTGTTCCAAAGTAAATGTGCTCTCTCATTGGAATCGGAGGCTCTATGAGCTCCTTCATAGATCCAGTGAGATCTTCCTCGAAGTTTGCAGCACCGTGACCTAGGGTTGCAACAATATCTGATCCTGAGGTGACGAGGTGATTAGGCCCTCTGTGGCCAAGTGGAAGTGATTCATCTGGAATTTCTCCTGACTTTAATGAGTCAGAAACCTTAACCCTAATGTACTTCGACTGATTTACAAAGTCCCCATCGACAACAAGCTTTTGAGAGTCTGATGATTGATCGAAGTCAAAATATACCCTTTGATCACCAACCACTCTTGCAACATATCTGTCAGAGTCATTATCTAGACTTAATCCTCTAAATGACTCAAGAACAACCCTTTCATCATCTGTGTCATAGAAGTCTCTTACGACTATGTCAAATTTTCCAAACTTATTGACATCAGAATTTGACTTAGCGAGATTTTCTATTGATATCTTAAACTTCGTACTAGTTCCGGCACCGTCAGATATTGACTCAATCCTAAACAAGTCATAGTGTCTTCCACCGAATTTTTGAGATATGACATACGGCGACTTTGAATTTGAGAATCTGTCTTCCCAGCTTCTAAACTCTGGTATTGTTGAGCTTCCTCCAGCCTGTCCAACACCACTTAGCGATCCTGTTGTAATGAATAAGCAGTCGTTATAGTCAGCGTGTGATGTCGCTCCTCCGCCAGAGATTCTCTCTGTTGCACCCGGAGTTAAGACGCCAGATCCTGTAGGTGTTGCCTGTGAAGAATGAATGGGATAGTGTGCATATAGATAATGCCCCTTCTTTTCAATCATTTCAGGATCTGTATTAAAGACTCTTGAGACGTATGATGGAGAGTTTACATCAAATGATGCAGATAAGACTCTTGGGTATGCGCCTGTTCCCTTGTGACCATTAAGGAATACAACAAAGTCATGTGTTGAAAGCTGCATAGACCCAGATAAGCCTCCCCTAAGTGTGCCGTCACTTGTCCTTCCAATTGCAGTAGAGGCTGGGCCTGTCGAAGGGGCCGGTGTCTGGTAGTTTCCTGAAAGGAGTGGCATGACACCTGACGCTGACATAAGAACAGCTCTAAGAACCGGAATAGCGCGATTGTCATCAACACCTCCGGTAAATCCTGAGATTGTATAAATATTATCGGCTGTTACAACTGCGCGCGTAATCGTTTTATTACCTACGTATCCGCCCAATGCCTGTGTTAAAGTAAGAGTATCGTTTGCTGCATCTGCTGTTGACACTGCTATTGTGATTGCGCCGTTGTGCCCAT